TAAAAAAGGTATGCTTACTCCTGCTGAAAGGGGAATAGTATCAGCTTTATATGTTGGAGTCTTTGGTGTTAATCCTGAATGGAAAAGCTGTAGTCCTTGTAATAAACAAATAATGAATAATCTTAAAAAGGTTTACGAAAAGTCTTGTAAGATATGAGAAACCATACTAAGGTATATATGACTTTTTTTTATTTAGATGAAAGCGACTTTATAGGTTGTGAGATGTGTGGTAGTCCAGGGCAAGACATACATCATATACAGGCTAGAGGATTAGGGGGCAGTAAGAATAGAGATTACATAGAGAACTTAATTTGCCTTTGTAGAGATTGCCATAATAGAGCAGAGAGCGATAAACAATTTAATACATACTGCAGAATACAACATTTAGAAAACATTAAAAAATATTTATATGAAAATTACATTGATAGAAATAAACAGTCTTAATCCTGCTGAATATAATCCAAGACAAATTACTAAAAAGCAATTTGAGGATTTAAAAGCAAGTATTGATAAATTTGGATTGGTTGACCCAATAATTATAAATTCAGATAATACTGTAATTGGTGGTCATCAGCGTTTAAAAGTTTTAAGAGAATTAGGAGCAAAAAAAATACCTACAGTAAGAGTTAATTTATCAAAGGAAGATGAAAGAGAATTAAATATAAGGCTAAATAAATCAGGTGGAGATTTTGATATGGATATATTAGCAAATGAGTTTGATGTAGTAGATTTAAAGGAATGGGGTTTTAAAGATATTGAACTTGGCTTTAATATAGATAAAATACAAGATGATTTATCTGATAAAATAGAATTGCAATATAAGATAGAAGTAGATGTAACTTCTGAAAAAGAACAAGAACAATTATATAACGACTTAACTAATAAAGGATATATATGCCGAATTTTAACATTATAAAAGAAGTTAAGCCTAAAAAGTCATTTAGGGTTAGCTCAGTTATGGGTAAATTTGATTTACAAACTGAACATATTAAAGAACAATTTATTGGAGATATAGATTTAAATGATGAATGGCAAATAGGTTGTATAATTGGAAGTAGTGGTAGTGGGAAAACAACAATAGCAAAAGAGTTATTTCCTGAAAGTTATATAACTAATTTTAAATATGAAGCTGAAACTATATTAGATGATATGCCTAAAGAAAAAAGTGTAGATGAAATTACAAGAACTTTTAATAGTGTTGGTTTTTCTTCTCCACCAAGTTGGCTTAAACCTTATTCAGTATTGTCTAATGGGCAAAAGATGAGAGTTGATTTAGCTAATGGTTTATTACAAGATAAAGAGTTAATGGTATTTGATGAGTTTACAAGCGTAGTAGATAGGAATGTAGCTCAAATAGGAAGTTATGCAGTACAAAAGGCTATTAGGAAAACAAAAAGAAAGTTTATAGCTGTAAGTTGCCATTATGATATTGTGGATTGGCTTTTACCTGATTGGATATTTAATACTGATTCTATGACTTTCCAAGATTTGAGAAAGCAAAAAAAAAATAGACCAGAAATTAAATTTGAAATATACCAAACAAGAGATAAATCAGTATGGAGAATGTTTGCTAAACATCATTATTTAAGTCATAGTCATAATAACGCTGCTAATGTTTATGTGGCTTTTGTTAATGAACAATTAGCAGGTTTTTATTCTGCTTTACCTTTTCCACATCCAATAGTTAAAAATATTTATAAAGGACATAGATTGGTTGTTTTGCCTGATTATCAAGGTATAGGAATAGGATTAAAATTAAGAACAGAAGTTGCTAAACATTATGTGCAGAAAAAGAAAAAAAGATTTGTAGCAACAACTTCACACCCTGCTATTATATATGGTTTAAAAAATAATCCAAATTGGATATTAACAAGAAAAGGCAGATTAAGTGCAGGTAGTAAAACAGGTAAAATACAAAATAAAAATGTAAAAGGAAGTACATCAGCAAATAGAATAACCACAAGTTGGGAATATAAATTATAAAATAAATTTAATAAAATGAGCAAAAAAGAACATATAAAGAAAAAAATGTTAATAGAGAGTTTAGAAAACTCATTAGGAATAGTATCTACAGCTTGTAATAAAGTTAATGTAAGTAGGTCAAGTTTTTATAAATGGTATAAAGAAGATGAGGACTTTAGAAATAAAGTAGATGAGATAGACAATGTTAAATTAGACTTTGTTGAGAGTCAGTTATTTAAGAACATACAAAAAGAAAAGGAAAGGAGTATTATATTCTACTTACAGCATAAAGGACATAAGAGAGGATATATACAACAGCAACATATAAATCTAACTTCTAATGATGAAGAAATAAAAAAGATAGAAATTGAAATCGTTAAACCTAAAGGGAACAGTAGTACTTCAGAAGAATCTTAATGCTAATACTAGAATCGTTGTAAATCAAGGAGGTACTAGAAGTAGTAAGACTTATTCTTTAGCACAGTTAATCATCCTGAAAGCTCTACAGGAACAGGGTAAGGTATATACTATATGTAGGAAAACACTACCTGCCTTAAAAGGAACAGCTTATAAAGACTTCTTTAATATCTTAGAAGAACATAATCTATATAATCCTGACAAACATAATAAGTCAGAACTTACTTACAAATTAAATAACAATGAAATCGAATTCATATCTGTGGATATGCCTCAAAAGATTAGGGGGAGGAAAAGACATATACTTTGGCTTAATGAGGCGAATGAATTTAGATTTGAAGATTGGGTACAGTTAAGCCTTAGAACTACAGAGAATATATATTTAGACTTTAATCCCTCAGACCCTTATTCTTGGATATATGATAGAGTGATGAATAGAGAGGACTGTACATTTATTAAGTCTACTTATTTAGACAATCCCTTTTTACCTGATGAAACAATTAAAGAGATAGAAAGGCTTAAAGATTTAGATAGTAACTATTGGAAGATATATGGGTTAGGAAATATGGCACAACCTACTGAAACTATATTCAGACAATTTGAGATATGTAATAATGTACCTAATGAATCAGAGCTTATAGCTATAGGAATGGACTTTGGCTATAGTAATGACCCCACAGCAATTGTAGAGGTGTTTAAATTGAATGATAACTTATACATTAATGAATTAGTATATAGTAAAGGATTAACGAATCAGGACATAGCACAAAGGCTAAGAGAATTAGATATTACAAGACAGACAGAAATTATTGCTGATTCAGCAGAGCCTAAGTCAATAGAAGAATTACATAGACAAAACTTTAATGTTAAGGGAGCTAAGAAAGGAGCTGATAGTATTAATATGGGTATAGATGTTTTAAGGCGTTTTAAACTACATATAACTAAGAATAGTACAAACGCTTTAAATGAGTTTAAATACTACAAATGGCTAACTGACAAGAACGGACATATAGTAAATAAGCCTGCTACTAATCAACAAGACCACTTAATTGATGCTGTGAGATATGTTGCTTTAAATAAACTAATGACTAATCATAGTGGTAAATACTATATTTTATAAACGATTATTAACAAATTATATATACTATTAAAATGGGAACAGAAAAAAGGAAAGTTGAAATACCTAATGATTGGAATGGTATAACAATACAAATGTACCAAGATTTTGAAAAGTTAAAAAAGAAGAACTTAAAAGAAGATGAATTTAACTTAGAAGTATTAGCTACAGTTTGTGGATTGAATAGAAAGATGGTTGAGAGTATGGAGGCTAAGAGTTTGAATAAGGTTTTAAAAAGCCTTAAATTTTTAGCAGTACAACCTGAAACAGAAAAGCTACAAAAAAAGGTAGAATGGAATGGGGCTACTTATGGCTTTATACCTAACCTAAGCGAGATAACAATGGGGGAGTATATAGATATTGAAAATCATTGTAAAGAAGCCCATAACAATCTGCATAAGATAATGAGTATACTATATAGACCAATAGTAAAAGAAACTAAAACAAGGTATAGCATAGAGCCTTATAGTCCTAGTGAAGAAATAGATGAGGAGTTTTTAGGCTTTCCAATACTTCCCTCAATGTCTGCTTTGAGTTTTTTTTTTCTTTTAGGGAGAAAACTACCAGTAGCTTTAGTCAAATCTTTGAGAAAGGACAGGGAGAAATTGAGGGCAAGAGCTTAGAGGGAAAATGGGGATGGTATAATATCATATTTGGATTGGCAAATGATGATATATTAAACATTAAAAAGATAACAGAATTAGAGCTGTATTTAGTATTAACCTATTTATGTTATCAACAAGACAAAAATAATATAAAGAAAAATAATTATGATAACGTTCAAAAACGTAATAGATGATTTTAGTGATATAGCTACTAATCACTATTTAATAAACTCTTTTCATTCAGGCTTCTTAGATGAGGTGGATATAAACAAACTAGACAAATCTGATTTTCCTATACTATACTGTGAGCCTGGAACAGCTACTATTGATATGGGTGTATTAACATACTCATTTACAATCTTTGTCTTAGATGTACTTAAAGAAGATTTAAGTAATAGAAATGTAGTATGGACTAATAACTTACAAATAACTCAAGACATAATAGCTGAATTTAGACAGAACTTAGCTTTACAAACATCAGGAGGAGATAGTGGCAAGAAACTAAGCTATGTACCTAATGAAGCTGTATTAGATTTACCTATAAGTACAGAGCCTTTTACTGCTAGATTTGCAAACATTTTAACAGGATGGTCTGCTAGTATGTCAATACAAGTTAATAATACTAACAATCTCTGCGTAGCTCCTATAGAGCCATCAGATAATGACCCTAATTCATAATGGCAGTAGTATTTAGATTAAGAGGACCAGATGGCAAGTTTGTAAAGGGAGATGCTAAGAACTTAGAAAAGGCTATGACTAGCTTTGGTTCTAAGGTTATAAAAGAGGGTAGAGCTATACTTAATCAAAAAGGAAAAAGAACGCAAGAGAATACTCTATTTAATCAATATCATTATACTATGAGTAGTACAGATAGTACGATTACTATGGGGTTTGAGTTTGGAGATGCTGATGACTATTGGCAATTTGTAGATCAAGGCGTAAAAGGAACAGGCAGTAAAGGGGGGAGAAGTAAAACAACAGGTCAATTTACAAGAGGAGCAGGTAGTCCTTTTAAATTTAAGTATGACAATCCTGGAGGAGCTTTAGTAAATGCTATTAGAGGGTGGATTAAGAACAAGCCTATTAGCTTAGGAGATAGTAATGAGATAGGAACAGCTTTTGCAATAGGATATTCAATTAAAAGACGTGGTTTAGAAAGAACTATGTTTTATAGCAGACCTGTAGAAAAAGCCCTTAAAACGCTTCCTGATGAGCTTACAGAGGCTTTTAGATTAGACTTTAGTAAACTAATAGACAAACTACCTAGCAAGGTATTAATAGAAACAAAGAAATAAAATGGCATATACAATAGAACAAAAACCAAATCAATTAGCAGGGGCAAATAGTCCAATGGTATTTGTATTAAAAGAAGATAGTTCTGCTATATTTAATGCAGATAAATTTAGATACATAGCACAGGTATATATAAGTACAACAGATGCTTCTACTTGGGTAGAGAGAGCTAAAATAAAAATACATAAAAATAGTGCAGATGTAGGAATAGTAGATGTACATAAAATAGTTAGAAGCTATTTAGAAACACAAGAGCAAAATGTTGGTAACCAAGAGCAAATAGATGGTAGTATTCATTCAATAGGTATATCTGACACAAGTAATTCTTATTCACAAAATACAAGTCAAGTAGTAGGTGTAAAATTAGTAGGTGGATATGAAAAGGCTTCATCTGCAACTGCTGCTCCTACAGAAACATTAACCTTAGCTAATACAATTATATACTCAATACCTGCAACAACGCCTTATACAAACACAGGAACAAATGTAGGAGGGTTAGATTACCTTATAACAAGTCCATCTAGTAGTAATAATCCATTAACAAACTATATACCTAGTGGAGCTACAAAGAAGTTTCTAACAAACTCTCCAAGAATACAATTTGTTAGGGGAGGTAATACAGCATCAGAAAATATAGATGAGTTAACAATAGCTTTTATGGAGATTCTATAGTAAAGATGGCAATAGAGTATTACAATAAGACAGGAGGGCAAATAGGAGCTACTAAATACTTTACTAATGATGTAGCTAGTGGTGGTAAGGCTACTGCTGATGATGTTAAAAATAGTCTTTTATATTTTGGATGTGGTACTTATAATTTAGAAGCTCAAGTAGATGAGCCTGATAATCAACCTAGTGAATTTACTGACTGGGCATATTATGTTATCTATGGAGCAGATGGCTCAGGAAACCAAGAAACAGATAAATACTATTTCTATAGATATGGTAGTGGAGCTACTGTAGATGATAGACATCAAAGCTGTTCAAGATATGATAATGTTAGACTTGCTTGGAGAAATAGACTAGGAGCTTGGGATTATATGAACTTTAGAGGCAAATCAACAGAAAGCGTAGATATAAAAAGGTCTGATAGTGCCTCAGTTTCAGGTACTTGGAATAGTGCTACATTTACTTATGATAATACAGATAGAGGTAAAAAGACTTTATATACTGAAGCTACTAGAAAGCTAACTATTAATAGTGATTGGCTTAATCCTGATGAGGGAGCTTGGTTAGAGGAACTATTTACTTCTACTAATGTACATATACTTGGAGATAGTAATATAGTATATCCTGTTATATTAACTAATAAATCATACACTAAGAAAACAAGTGTAAATAATAAAGTTAAAATACAATATACAATCAATTTAGAATACGCTAATAAAGTAAGAACAAATAGCTAATGAATACAAGATTAGTAGTATATAGAAAGGAAACATCAGGAGCATCAAGTGTAACTCCTTTTGAGCTAGATTTAGAAAAAGCTCCTAATATAAGGATTAACTATAATTGGTTAGATATAAAAGAGCCTGAACAAAGAAAGTCTAATTTTAGTCAAACTATTAAAATACCTTTTACTAATAGAAATAATACATTTTTTGAGAATTGGTTTGATGTTAATTTAGATTCTTTAGTTTATAATACTAAGACTAAATTTAAGGCAGTAATATTAGTAGATAGTATTCCACAGTTAGAGGGATATATACAGCTTAAATCAATATACCTAAATGCTAGGATTTATGAAGTAGTAGTATTTGGAGATACTGCTAATTTCTTTGCTGATATTAAAGGTAAAAAATTAAGAGATGCTTTTATAGATGATGATGTTGTAGATAGACAATTAGACCACTTTAATACAGCATCTAATATTGTTAATAGTTGGGGAACTGCTTGGGGTTCAGGGGGATTGACTACAGTAAATGGAGTTACTGATAATGATGTAATGTACCCTATTATTGATTATGGACATACTAACTTGCCATATAGTCCTACAATGTTCTGGAATCCTACAACAATAGATTCTTTAGCAGTTGATGATACAACATCTTGGAATGATGGATTGTCAGAAATAGGAGCTGTTAGAATTGCTGATTTAAAGCCATCTATTAGACTACAAAGATTATTTCATATCATAATACAGAAAGCAGGTTATTATTTAAAGAGTAGCTTTTTAGGTATTGATGATACAGTAGGAACTCCTGTAACAGACACACAATGGTTTAGTAGATTGTTTATGACTTTAGCTCCTCAATATTCATCTGTAAGGACTAAGGTTTACGGAGGTTTTGAATATACTTGTAATTCTCAAAGTATAATTTCAGGAACAGGAACTACTTATTTTGGTATGGCTCCAAATTGGAACAATACAATATATGATACAAATGGAATATTTGGTACAGGTACAACCAATCAGATAACTATACCTTATGAACAAACTACTCCAAGTGTTATACCTCAAGAGGGTTTAATGGTAATAGTAGAAATGGATATTGATTTAGATGATGAGGATAGTGGAGGTAATACACTTACGAATTGGTTTATGTTAAGCAGATGGAGATGCTTAGGAGGTGGTAATTTACCTTATGGATTGATAGTTAATAATACAGAAACTTATAATATAACAACTCAGGATAACTTCAATTATAGTTATATATCAGTATTACCTACTGATGCTAATACAACTTGGCAATTTGAGTATATGATAAGTTCAGGTGATATTGGAGCAGGACAAACAGCTACATCTACTCTAAATTCTGCTAAAATAAGAACTTTAAATATAGGGGAAAGTTCCTATGTAAATGGTAATGCAAATGCTGAGGTTGTAATGGCAGAAAATATGCCTGATTTAACTCAAGGAGATTTTGTAAAAGACTTAGTAAATAGATTTAATTTAATAGTACAAGTAGATAAAGACAATCCAAATTTGCTACTTATAGAGCCTTATGATGATTATATAGCTACAGGTACTAATAAGTATTGGACAGATAAATTAGATGTTTCTAAGGAGCAAGTAATTAAATCTACTAATGAAATGCAAAGTAAAGAATTAAACTTTACTGATTTAGAAGATAAAGATTATTTTAATAATAGTTATTTTAAACAATGGAATGCAGTTTGGGGAAGTAAGAATTTATTTAATAGAAACGATTTTGCTCAGAAAGAGTTTAAAAACTTTAGTATATATTCTCCTTTTATAGCTAATGGATTAAATACATTAGAGCCTGGAGCAACATCTCAAGTAGCAATAGCAAGTATATTTGAAGTAGATGAAGAATCATTAAATAGAAAACCAATAGAAGCAGGAAAGCCTAAATTATTCTATTATAGTGGAACACCTATTACAATAGCAGGAACAGACCCTTTAGGTACAACTTGGGATTTTAATGTATATAGTTCAGCTTATACTAATCTATCTAATGTGGAGGCTTATTCTACAAATAATAAGTTTCCTTTATGTACTCAGTATAACTTAGATAATTTAACTACAGGAATAACTGCTGATACTAAAATATTAAATTGGACTTATTACAATCCGTTTTTTTCAACAGGTTTTACAACTCCTATTTTTGGAGACACTTTAAGTATTCACGGACTTTACATTGATTATTGGTCAAGGTATATTAATCAAATATATTCTGATGAAGCTAGAGTAATGGAATGTAACCTAAATCTAAATGAAGATGATATATTTAACTTTAATTTTGCAGATAATATCTATATTAAAAATACTTTATGGAGAGTTCTAAGTATTTCTAATTATGTTGTAGGAGGTAAAGAAACTACTAAAGTAAAACTACTTAAAGTAATAGATAAATTAAGTTATGAATGTACTGCTGTACCTAGTGTATTTAATGCAAATGGAACAATAACTTTTGTTAATCCTGAAAATCCTACAGGAGGAGCTGTAACAGTTACAAATGCTTGTTGTGAGGATATAGATAATACTTGGACTTTTCAACAAACTAATAATAGCACAGGCGTAGGTACTTGCTATCATAATCAAAATACTCCAACATCTCCAAATGATGTAAGCGATACATCTCCTACTGTATATGGAGATATTAATGGAAATGAGCCTAATCCATCTATGATGCCTATGCCTATTATGAACTCAGTAGAGAATACAATAATGAATAGAGGTTATGGTACAGCTCAATCAACTACATTTTTTATGTATGCTTCTACTTATGATACTGCTACAGCAACTTTTGGAGTTAATGGATTAAACCTATTAAATTTAAGAATAGCTGAGAATACAATGGCTAGTTTAGAGATTGAATTAATGGGTACAATTCAGATAGATATTGGTACTCCTGCTAATGTTGGTAAAGTAGGTTATTATAATTATACAACACTATTAAAAAACATACAAGGAACAAACTCAAGTCTAGGCTTGTCAGGAGGTATTTTAACTAAGTCTAATGCAGATTCAGGCTTCCCAACTCCTACAGCAGGATTCACAAATTTTGATACAGCTACGAGTACTTGGAAACCTACTATTGCAGTATCAGGAAGTCAGCAGATAGGATGGATAGCTAAGGTAAAAATATTCATACAACCAATACCTCAGGATAGTTCACAATTTAGAGATTTAGCAATATATCAAAATGCAGATGGTATATTATTCCAAGACTTAAATAGATTAGAATGGAATTAAAAGATTTAGAAATATTAGGTAAGGTAATACCAAGAGTATTAAAACTTGTTACAAAGTACGAATTAAAAGATAGTGATTTTGACTTTGTATATGGACAAGAAGAATATACTAAAGATTTAAGTAAAGTAAAAAAACAATTTAAAAGACAATTAAAAAAGACATTTAGATATGGCAGCAGGTAAGAAAGTAATGGAACTTCTTTTTAAAGTTTCTGCAAAAAAAGCAAAAAAAGATATTAAAGATGTTGGGGATAACTTAGAGAAAGTAGGTTTAGGCAGTAAATTAGCTCAAGGTGGATTAAACTTATTAAATAAAGGATTTAAAGGCATAGGGGTTGCTATAAAAGCAGCAGGGATAGGATTATTTATTGGATTATTATCACAGCTTACTGGTATGTTTCAACAGAATCAAAAGACAGCAGATACATTTAGTAGGATAATGATTAAATTAAGACCTGTATTTGATGCTGTAGGTAAAGTAATAGAATTTGTAGCAACTGTATTAGAAACGCTTATAGACCTATTTACAGGAGCTATAGGATGGATAGGAGATTTAATTGGTGTAACTAATAGTGCTACAAGTGCATCTGATAATTTTGCAGATAGTTTAGTAGAACAAAGAAAAAAAGTACAGTTATTAGAAAGTGAATTAGCTATGCTACAGCTACAATATCAAAGAGAAGCAGAGTTAATGCGACAAATAAGGGATGATGAAATGCTTTCTATAGATGAAAGAATACAAGCAAACTTTGAACTTGGAAAGATATTAGAAGAACAATTAAGGCACGAAAGAAATATTGCAGCAGAGTTTCTACAATTAGCAGAAATGGAATTATCAGTAAACAAAGATAATATAGAGCTACAAAAAGCAGTAATGGACCAAAAGGTTAAACTAGCTGAAATTGATGAAAGGATTACAGGTCAAAGGTCTGAGCAATTAGTAAATCTAAACTCATTAGAAAGAGAAAGGGAAGCACAACAAAAAGAAGCATCTGCAAAAAGAGAGGAGCAATTAAAGAAAGAGGCAGAAATGCTACAAGAGTTAATTGACTTACAGAATGAAGATATTAAGGTAACTAAAGAAAAATTTAGAACTATTAATGAACAATTTGATAATGCTGAAGAACAGAATCAGAAGCAATTAGATGAGTTAAATAGACAGATGAAAGCTGAATTAAAGGCTCACGAAACAAAAGTAAAAAACGCTAAAGAAAATATACAATTAAAAAATGAGGAGGTAGAGAATTTTAAACAAAGTAATGAGGATTTAATACAATCTGATATAGATAGAGCAAACTCTTTTAAAGAAATAGCAAAAAAAGAATTAAAAGATATAGGGCAACTAAGTCCTTTTATGAATGTTGAAACTATGGAAGATTTCCAAAAAGTGCAAGAGAAAGCTATGGAGGAACACGCTGTAAAAGTACAAGAATTTGCAGACCAAATGGGTGGCTCAGTAGAGGAGGTTATGGATCCAGATACTTTTTTATCAGGATTTACTTTTACAAGACAGGAGCTACTAGAAGAACAGGAAATGTTAATGTTAAATTTTGCTACAGCAAGGAAGAACATATTAAAAGAAACAGAACAAACAGGAGATGCTATTGTAGAAATAACTGAGGAGCAGATACAAATGTCTCAAGAATCTGCTAATCAAAGTATATCAGTAGTAGAAAATGCTTCTGCTACTGAATTAGCTATTAAAGAAAAATATGCTAAACTTATAAGTGATACAGAACAAAGTCTAATTGATACTACCTCAACACTACAAGAACAAGCAAACAATGAGCTATTCTTACATTTTGAAACAGCACAAGAAAAGGAACTTAGATTAGCTACAGAAAAGTATGATAAATTATTAGGATTAGCTTTAAACAATGCAGAACAAACTAAACTACTAGAAGAAGAAAAAGCTGCTGTTCTTTTAGAAATTAATGAAAGAGAAGAAAAAGAAAAGCAAAAATTAGCTATAAAAGGATTTTTAGATTTTAGAAAAGAAATGAAAAAGCAATCTGATTTAAAAAAGAAACAAGCTGAAGCAGATGCAAAGATGGAAAAAGAAGCAGGTATGAAAACCTTACAAATGGGTATAGGTTTAGCAAAAGAGGGTACTGCTGCATATAAGGCTTTAGCAAGTACAGAAACTATTATATCTACTTATGCAGGTGCAACAAGAGCCTTTAAAGATGTGCCTAGTCCTTTTAATTTTATACAAGCAGGTTTAATAATTGCAGCAGGTGTAAAGAACTTATCAGAAATAAATAAAACTAAAATAGATGGTGGTGGTGGGCAAAGTATGGGTAATACAGATATGGGTTCAGGGGTTAATCCTGATATGGGAGGAGATGTGCCATCCTTACCTACGTTTGGAGATGCAGGTAGTGATATGCCTCCTGTTCAAGCGTTTGTTGTAGAAACAGATATAAGTAATGCTCAAGCTCTACAATCAGAACTTGATTTACAAAGTACCCTATAAACAAAATATTAACTTTTAATATATACTATTACAATGGCAGAAAAAAAAATAAAAAGAAGATTAGTAGAATTAATCATAGATGAAGAATCTGAAAGATTTGGAGTAGAAGCCATAAGCCTAGTAGAGTTTCCTGCCATAGAGGAGAACTGGGTTTTTTTCAATAAAGACAATTTCCTATCCTTAGCAAAATTAGAT